TCTTTTACTGCCCGTCTCTCACCCTTAAACCCGCCTGGCCATTCGGCTTGCGCGGGTTTCGTCATTCTTGGAGCTCCGAATGAACAACCCGTTTCTGAACCCTGGTTTCTCGATGGCCAGCTTGACTGCTGCCATCAACCTTATCCCCAACCGCTATGGTCGCCTGGAGGCCTTGAACCTGTTTCCAGCCAAACCCGTACGTACTCGTCAGATCATCGTGGAGGAGTACGCCGGTCGCCTGAACCTGTTGCCCACCAAGCCGCCCGGCTCGCCTGGCACCATGGGTGAGCGTGGCAAGCGCAAGCTGCGCTCCTTCGTCATTCCCCACATCCCGCACGACGATGTTGTGCTTCCTGAGGAGGTGCAAGGCATCCGTGCCTTTGGCTCTGAGACCGAGATGGAAGCCGTCTCTGGTGTGCTGGCTCGGCACCTGGAGACGATGCGCAACAAGCACGCCATCACGCTCGAGCACCTGCGCATGGGGGCATTGAAGGGTGAGATTCTTGACGCAGATGGTAGCGTCATCAGTAACCTGTTCACTGAATTCCAGATCTCGCCGCAGACGGTCAATTTCGATCTTGCCAACGCCAACAGCGAGGTCAAGGGTCACTGCTACGACCTGCTGACCAAGGTCGAAGACGCCCTGCAGGGTGAATTTATGACCGGCGTACACGTCCTGTGCTCGCCCGAATTCTTTCGGGCACTGACCACCCACAAAGAGGTCAAGACCGCCTACACCAACTGGCAGCAAAGCGCGGTGCTCATCAACGATGTGCGCTCGGGCTTCACCTACGCTGGGGTCACCTTCGAGGAATACCGTGGCCAAGCAGCCTACGTGCAGGCCAATGGGGATCTCGGCACCCGCCGCTTCATTGCAGCTGGAGATGCACATGCCTTCCCGTTGGGCACGGTCGACACCTTTGGTACCTACTTCGCACCTGCGGACTTCAACGAGACGGTCAACACCCTGGGTCAATCGCTCTATGCCAAGCAGGCACCGCGCCAGTTCGACAGGGGTACCGACCTGCACACCCAGAGCAATCCGTTGCCCATGTGCCACCGTCCGGGCGTGCTTATCAAGCTGACCGCCTGATCCGGTGCAAGTCGTTTTTGAGCGAGCAGTTGCAAGACTGTTCGCCCGACTAGGGGTGCCGGGCACTTACCGGCTGGCCGATGGCCGTGAAATCGCCACCCGGTTCATCGCAAAGCAGGCCGATGTCGTCGAGTCCTTTGGCGACACCCGTTTGGCGTTGGCCACCCACCGCTTTGATGTGATGGTGCTCGAGGTGCCGTCTCCCCGCGAGGGGGAGCGTTTCACCCTCGCTGGCCAAACCTACCAGGTGGTGGGGGAGCCGCTGGCCGATCGCGATCGGCTGATCTGGACTCTGACCGGAGCGCTGGTATGAGACTGATGGCAGCCTTGTCCGGCGAGCTTGATCAAATGCTTGCTGATGAGGTGCGCATTGCCGAGCAGGCCGTTACTCAGTCGATTCGTGAAGCGACCGATGGCCTGAAGACCGAGTTGCGCAGCCAGATCACGGGTGCGGGCTTGGGGCAGCGCCTGGCCAATACCTGGCGCGGCGAGGTCTACCCGAAAGGCCAGATGAGCATCAAGGCGGCGGGCCTGGTCTACAGCCGAGCGCCCGAAGTGGTTGGCGCGCACGACCAGGGCGCGACCATCCGCTCCAAGGATGGCTTTTGGTTGGCGATTCCATTGCCTGCTGCTGGCAAAGGTCCGCGCGGCAAACGCATGACCCCTGGTCTTTGGGAAAAGCTGCGCGGCCAGCGCCTGCGCTTTGTCTACCGCCGGGGCAAGCCATCGCTCTTGGTAGCAGAAAACCAGCGTGCCCGCCAGGGTCAGCGCGGCGGTTTCTCCGCTGCTTCACAGAAAGCCCAGGCCACTGGCCGTGGATTGGTCACGGTGCCGATTTTCCTGCTTGTGCCCCAAGTCACCTTGAAGAAGAAATTTGACATCGACAGTGCTTCGCGCCGCTGGGTCAGCGCGCTGGCCAACCGGATCGCCAACCAATTCGATGAAGCCGATCGACGAGGAGTGTCCTCATGAGCCAACGTGAAAGCGCTATCGGCGCTCTGTTCGCCGTGCTCGGCCAGTTGTCGTTGGGCACCGGAGCTGCAGTCAAACGCAATGCCGCCTTGCCCGAGCGCGTGGCAGACCATGCCATGGCCATTTTGCGTGACGGCGAAATGGGCGAGCCCGAGGTGTCGCTTTCACCGCTGACCTATCACTGGCAGCACCAGGTGGCGATCGAGCTGTTCGTGGCTGACCCAGATGTTGTTGTGCGCGACGTCCGCATGGATGGCCTGCTCACAGAACTGGCTGGCCTTGTCGAGGCCGATCGCACCCTGGGTGGCGCCACCGAGTACGCCGAGATCGGCCCGCCCAAGTTTGATGAACTGGCTCCCGACGGCAGCAGCGGCATCAAAGCCTGCTTGCTGCCCGTGGTCCTTCACTACAGCAGTAGCGGCCCTCTGAACTGACCACGTCGACATCCATGTCGACGTCTCTCATCCTTATCCTCCAAGGAGAAACTTGATGGCCCGTGCCTATGGCGCGAACGCCAGCCTATTGGCCGCGTTCGAAACCACCTACGGCAGCAACCCAGTGGGCGACTACTGGAAGCTGCCATTTGTCTCCACCACCCTCGGCTCCGAGCAGGGGCTGATTGCCAACGACCTGATCGGTCTAGGGCGTGATCCGAGTGCACCGATCCGCGATGTGATCAAGGTCGAAGGCGACTTCGTCGTGCCTATTGATGTGCGCAATATCGGTATCTGGCTCAAGGCCCTGCTGGGCAATGCGACTGCCAGTGGCTCGGGTGTGGTCACGCACACCTTCACCTCTGGCAAGCCGAGCCTGCCCAGCCTGACGTTGGAGACGGGGCTGCCAGACATTCCGGCCTGGTTTGTGGCTTCCGGTGTCATGGTCAACAGCCTGCAGGTGGGCTTTGCGCGCTCCGGCGCGGCCAACGCCACGGTTGGATTGATTGCCCAGGGCGAGGCCAAGCGGGCGGCAACGCTGGATGCCACCCCGGCCAGCCGCGATTTGATCCGTTTCAACCAGTTCCAGGGCTCCATCAAGCAAGGCGGTGCGGCGCTGGGCAACGTGGTCTCGGCGCAGCTGACCTATTCCAACAACCTGGAGCGCATCGAGACCATCCGCTCTGACGGCAAGATCGACGGCGCTGATCCGACGGTGGCCAGCCTCACCGGCAACCTTGAGGTGCGCTTTGCCGACACCACGCTGATCGATGCCGCCACCAACAACACCCCGCTGGAGCTGACCTTCGGCTATGCGATTGATGCCGATCGGCGACTGACTTTCATTGCGCATGAGGTCTATCTGCCCAAGCCCAAGCTCTCCATCTCCGGCCCTGGCGGTATTCAAGCCACCTTCGAGTGGCAAGCCGCCAAAGCTGCTGGAGTCGCCCGCATGTTCACCGTCGAACTGGTGAACGACGTTATTTCCTACTGACCCCCTGAGGTCTCTCATGCTCAAACTGAACCTTCCGCGTGAACCGTACTGGATCACGCTGGCTGCCGGCGTGCGTCTGCAGGTCCGACCCGCTAACACCGCGTTGGTGATGGCCGCGCGCCATGCTGCGTCCAAAGTGGCGGGTACCGATACCGCCGCTGCTGGGGAACGCACCGCCACCCTCATCACTGAACTCGCTAAGCTGGCCGTACTTGCCTGGGAAGGCGTGGCCGACGACAAGGGCAAGCCGGCTACTGTCTCGCCAGCGGGTGTGGCCGCCCTGATGGAGCATTGGCTCCTGGCGGACGCCTTCGAGCGTGAATACCTCGCAGGCCTCTACGCATTGGATTCCGAAAAAAACGCCTGAAGGCCCGCACCGCCTGGCACTTCGGGGGCGGGCCGAGCTACTGCAGCGTCTGCCCCGAGCTATGCCCCGAGTGCCCATACACCCTGAACGCCCCCCACAGCCTGGACGGCTGGCAAGCCGCCAGCGCCATTGAAATTTGCGCCAGCCAATTGCGCATGGCGCAGGGTCGTGTGGTCGGGCTGGATCTGAACGCGTGGATGTTGGCCTGTGAAAGCACGGGGTTGGACAAGTCAATGGCGATTGATCTGTTTCCGGCTGTCGAGGCGGGCCTGATGAGCACCTTTGAGCAAAACGAATAACCCTGGCGCCTGAATTCCTTCCATGGCTGAACGCAACCTCTCCATCCGCCTTTCTGTCGTCGATGGCGGCAAGGTCAAGGCCGAGCTGTCCGAGATCGGAGAGAAGGGGGAGCGCTCGCTCAAAAAAATCGAGGGGGCGTCCACTCCAGCCTCCGGTGGCCTCAAGTTGCTGTCTAGTGCGGCCAACGATGCCAAATTTCAGCTGGAAGCGGCAACGGACAGGTTGGGGCTCTTGGGATCGGTGCTGGGCAAGCTCGGCCCTGCCGGCCTGATTGCCGGTGCCAGCATCGCTGCACTGGGTGTGGGCATCACGGCCCTGGTCATGCCGGTGGCCCGCGTGGGCGATGAGTTCTTCAAGCTTTCGCAAAAGACCGGTGTTTCGGTCGAGGCGCTCACCGCGCTGGACTACGCGGCCAAGCTCTCGGATGTCAGCACCGAAGGCCTAACCAAGGCGCTGCAAAAGCTGTCGGTTGCCATGTTCGACACCCAGGTCAATGGCGAAGAGGGCAGTGCGGCGCTGAAGGCGCTAGGTGTCTCAGCCACCGACGTGCATGGGCAGATCCGTCCGACCGAGCAGGTGCTGCTGGATCTGGCCGACAAGTTCTCGGCCATGCCTGATGGCGCTGACAAGGCGGCCCTGGCCGTCAAGCTCTTTGGCAAAGAGGGTCTGGCGATCATCCCGCTGCTCAACCAAGGGCGGGAGGGCTTGAGGGCGCTCATGGAAGAAGCGCAGCGCTTGGGGCTTGTCCTGTCAGAGGATGCGGCCCGTGCGTCCGAGGCCTTCAATGACAACCTGACTCGCCTCAATGCAGTCTTTGAGGGCGTGCGCCGTCAGCTGGGGGCGGCTGTCATTCCTATCCTGGCAGATCTGACCGAGCAGATGTTTTTGGCCAAGACCACCACCGGCAGCTTTTCTAATGAACTTTTGGCCATCAGCCAAAACCGGCAGGAGGTGCTCAATTACCTGGAGTCTGTGGCCAAGGGCATCGCCTTCATCGCCGAGTCGGCTGTGCTGGCCAAGCGGGTCATTGCCCAGCCCTTTGACAGCCTCTCAGTGGTGGGCAAAGACGTCGAGACTTGGTTCAAAGCGGACTTGCTGCGCACCATGAAGTCGATGGGCTATGACCCCAAAGCCATCGATGTCGAGATTGCCAGGCTGCAGACGGCCCGCGACGAATATGTTCGATCGGCCGACGATCGACTTTTTGGTATCAACCAGAACCCTGGTTATGTGGACCGTGTGGCCAAGTTCTTTGACGAGCAGCGTCGCACCGTGCGTGTCATGGGCCAGAAGTTTGTGCTCGACACCGAGGCACAGGCCAAGGAGGTGCAGGCGATTTACGACAAGTTCCTCCCGACGCTGCCACGTAAGCCTCGGCTTGAGCTGGACCTCTCGGGCTTTCAAAAGCCCAAACCCGCCGAGAAACTGAACGAAGGCGAAGCCTTCCTCAACCAACTGCGCTTGCGCCTGACCCGCACCCAAGAGGGCGAGGCTGTCGAATTGCGTGCCCGTGCCTTGCAAATCGAAGCCAAAGGCTACAAAGGCGTGGTCAGTGAGGCTGAGCAGTACATTCAGGTGCTCGAAGCCATCGAGCGCCAAAAGGAAAAAGACAAAGCGTTCGAGGCCTATGAGAAAGAGGAAGCTGCCGGGCGAAAGGTCATTGACAACCTCATCGGCGCCAATCGCCAGCGTATTGAAGCTGCGCAGCTGCAGCGCCAGATGCTCGATCTCCATGCCGACGATCGCACGCTGCTCCAAGCCAGGGTCGAGCTGGAAAGGGCCGCTGCCAATGCGCGCAAAGAGGCCAATCAGATCCAGGACCCAGGTCTTCGCACCCAAACGATCGAGGCCATCAACGATGCGCTGGCCAGGCAACTCCCCATTTTGGAGGACCTGGTTCGTGCCAATAGCGAGTACCAGCGCACAGCGGAATATGGTGCCAAGTCGGCCCTGCGCAGCTATATCGATGAGGCGACCAATGCAGCCAAGCTCGCCGAGCGAGCCATCACGGGCAGCTTCAAGTCCATTGAAAACGCTC